GTGAAAGCTTGAGCCTGTGAAGTAGGAACTGGACTTGCGCCCACTAAACCTCCTGGATTAAATCTAGAAACTGCACCTCCGTTAGCATAAGCACCTGCATTAATAGCACTCAAAAACCCTTGGCCGTACTTTTTAACAGAAGACGCTCTTACAACAAACTCACCATTAGAGAGTAAGGCGGGTATCTTGTCGTCTGTTGGACCTCCGGGGCCACTTATATAGCCTCCGTTTGCTTTTCCATCACCTGCAAGAAATCTAATAAGTTGCTCTAATCCTCTAAGTCTTAATCCGTCGTCTCCTCCTATTCGTACTTCGCCTTTTTCATTTTGTAAACTTTTAACAGCATTAATTATTTGATTAAGCCCAGGAAGTTCTGGTAACTCTAATTTATTCCATTTGTCAACAAAAGCATCTATTACTGAATCAAATCTATCTGCAATTCCGTCAAAAAAAGGTTGCATTTTAGGAAATATCTTTGGATTGGTAAATGCCTCTGTAATTACATTTAGTAATCCTCCGAGTATAGCACCCCCTATAGCTCCTTTTGGTCCAAAGGTCATACCAAAAATAGCGCCAGCGGTAGCGCCTTCTGCAAATGCTGATCCTAAGTCTTTGATCATACCATCAGGACCATCAGGAAGAATCATCTGAGCAGCTAAGCCTGTTACTTCTCCTGCAACAAGACCTATAGTAAGACCTCTAAGTATACTTGTGCCTAATAATTTACCAATATTTACAAATTTACTAAGTTTTGACTTTTTAGAAAAATCAAAAGCTAATTGATCGCCAACAGCATTTTTTAACTTCTGATCACCTTTAAACGCATCTTTAACAAAATTTAAACCAAATGCTCCTGCAAAACCTATTCCAATAAGTTTACCTAATCTTTTAGAAAAAGGGCTGTCCTTGTCTTCTGTAAGGCCCATACCTAGAAAAATAGCAGTTGCCATAGAAAAACCAAATTTTCCAAGAGCCGTTGCAAGTCCTGGAAATAAAAGAGTACCTGCTCCAACAGCAAGTGCTAATCCTGCTAATCCAGAAACTAATTTAGCTTTAAGTTCGTCTTCTGAAGGTATTATAAATTTAGTTATAGGGTTTTCTTTATCTTTAAATCTTTCTTCTAATCTATCTCCTGCTTGTGCTTTAAAGTCTGGTGTTATTGGAATAACAAGTTCTTCACCAAAAAGTCCTCTAGCAAAACCTGTTCCAAATGACTTAAAAATATTAAAAATTTTTAAAGCAAAATCACCTAACATTCCGTCTGTACCGTCTTCAAAGGCTGATCTAAATAGTTTACCAGCCCCCGCACCAGCTTTTTTTACTTCTTCTTCAAATGCATCAGTTTGTGTTAAAACAAGAATTGCACTAATTTTAACAGCCTTTTTAAAATCAAAACCTGCTAACGCTGCACCAGTTATTGCAAGAGTTATTGCTGACAAAACTTCTCTATCAGCTAAAATTCCGTTTTTAATCGATTCTAATATTGTTGATCCAAATTCTTCTAGCTTTTGTTTAGTTTCTTTAGCTAGTTCTATTTTATCTTTACCAATACCTAAAAGCGATTCAAAAAATTCTTGCCCTGATGAACCTGCTTTTTGTTTAGCAAGTTTCAATCCGTCTGACGCATCGTTATATAATTCTCTAAAAGTTTTAAAACGTCTTTCAGGAGCTTCCCCCGCAGCGCCTAAATCTTCTACTACGGTAAATGCATCAAGAATAGCTACTTTAAAAGCTTTTATTGCGTCTTCTGCTGGTTTAGTATCTATAAATTTACTGCCAATTCTAATTGCCTGAACATCTTCATAATAGTCTGTATTTTCATTTAGCCAATCTCTTAAAGATTCAAAAGATTCTATAACGTTATTTTTTAATTGTCTAAATACGGCTATAGTTTGAGTTCTAAAATTGTATAAATAAGTTTGAACCTTATCTATCATTAAAAAAGTTTTACTTCCCGCAATAGATCTGTCTTCAGCATAAATTGTGTCTGGCCAATAACTGTTTCCTACAACTTTATTGTATATTTGCCAAAATAAATCTATTACATTATTACCAAAAGTTTGTATTTTTCCCCATGCGCTCTCAAGTTTATTTGCTACTATGTCAACTTGTTCAACTATAAAAGTAACAGCTATTTCTTTTTTTCCTCCGAGACTAATTAAAGCTGAATCAAGAGTAGTGGTAATTCTTTCAGCAAGATCCTTTGCATTAAAATTAACGCTAAAAAGATCAGTTAAAAGTTTTTTAGTTAAAAATACAAAGTATTTAACATCAAGTAATAAAATGTCAAAGCCAAGAGAAAAACTTGCAACAAATTTTCCTACATTTTGACCTACATATTGGACAACACCGTTAAGGAACATTAGTTTAGCTGCAGCAGATTCTGAAAACCCAAAGGCTTTATCTACTTCACCTAGTGCTATTGTTAAGTTGTTCTTAAGAACTGTTCCAAGTTGAGATACAGTAGCATCTAAGGTATTAAATTCAGAGTCTAAATTTTGAGCTTCTTTTATAATAGCATTAAATACGGTAGTTGTATCAAGTTGACCGTCTTTAGCAAGCTCCCTTAGTTTGCCAAAAGGAACCCCCATACCGTCTGCAATAGCTCTTGCGAGTCTTGGTATACCCTCAAGAACCGAATTAAGTTCTTCGCCTCTTAGCTCACCTGAAGCAAGACCTTGACCAAGCTGCATAATAGATGCAGAGGCAGTTTCAGCAGTAGCACCTGATATAATAGCCGCTTGTTGTACAGCTTCTGTTGCTACTTGGAGACCTTTAGCACTTACGCCAGTCCCTTCAAGAGCAAGACCAAACCTGTTAAAAGTAGTTGCAGCTGTATTTATAGGTACGCGAGACCGATTGGCTATTTGAACTACTTGATTTACCGCATTAGCAAGTTCTGGGCCTCTTCCAGTTACCAAGGAGATTTGATTCTCTAGGTTTTTAACGGCATCCCCTGCTCTTATTAATGACGTTGTAAGCCCTTTAGCAGCAAAAGCCCCTGTTATAGTTGCAGCCATAACTTTAAAGGCTTTGCTAACACCTCTTGCTCTTTCATCAAGATTTTGTACTGATCTTTCTAATCTACTTAACTCACGTTGTGCTGGCTTCGTATTAGCACGTACTCGAATTTCTACGCCACTCATGCGGTTCTCCTTAATAAAATTGCCCCCGTGGTCTTCATATGAAGCGCCATCAGGGGCATTTATTTAGTCAGGGGTAAGTATACCTATTTTAGTAAGCACTTGTTCTATGAAATAACGAGGTGCTTGTTTACTATGTCCATTATTTAGTATTGATATGTAATCAACAGGGTTTTCTATAGTCCCTATTTGAGAACCAAGGGGAGAAAAGGACTTAGTATTAAACCAACCTTTTCTAGCCTTACCTGTATCAACAGGTGTTACTACCCTAAGCTCATCCGTTGCTTTATCTATTTGTTCATGTATTTCCATTTTTCCAAGAAGCATTACTTCTTGTTCTATTCTATCCATCTCTTGTTTAAAGTTAACAACATCAAGAGTGATCATTTTGTTTATCCTTTAACCATGGTGGAATCCATTCAGATCCACTACTTTTAGTAGCATCTAACATCCTTTTAAGAAACTGACCTTTGGGCAACGCTTTGTCAGGTTCTGACAACGAGCCTTTCTTTACTGCTGCTAAAGTAGGAAATATACTTTCAGCAGATTCTTTAACACCAAAAGCTCTCATTATCATATAAGTTCTTTGGTCTTCTTTCCATCCTTGCGGTCTTTTAGAGAAGTAATGCATCCACTTTACATATTCCTCGTAAGGCATTTCGTTTTCAAGTTTGTAAACAGGCATACCTAACGTATAAGCAATATCGTAAAGCATCTCCTCTCTTTCAGTTAGTTTCCCTCAACAGCCCCTTGACTATTAAGACCGGAAAGCCTCATTATATTATTTGAAAGATCAGTTAATTCAGATAAAGGAAAAGTTTCAAATTCCTCATTGGAAATTTCATCGGCACCAATGACTGCCCTTTTTATTACTTCTCGAATAAGTGCCATCTCATCTGGACTTTTAGATTTAGCAAGTTTTTCAGAAGTTTTTTGTATCTCCAAAATATCTGACACAGTTAATTTTTTAACATCTACTGTGTCTCCCATGAAGTCTACTTTTTCTAGCATTACTTTATTAACTAAATGTTTCATTATATTCTACCTTACTGTCTTCCGAAAACAAATGATTGTTTTCTTTCTGAAAATCATCTAACATTTTACGAACTGAGTGTAGCACCGAAAGAGTTTCCATGATTTCTTGGCCCATTTGACTATTTTTATCAAAGTCCTTAAATCTTTCGAAACTCTTTCTAATGCTTATATCACAGCTTCGTCTCATATGTCTAAATGTAGTTCTCATTACAAAAGACTTACTAAACGGTTTTTCTGTCATATATTCTACCTAATTAAGTTTTATTTTGTGTCTGGTCCAAAGAAATCAGACTGAGTTGACAAAGTAACGGTAGCCGTTGTTTGGTCTGTCAACGATGGATTTACAAGAATAGCTTCTACTTTACCTTTAAAATAGAAAGATGTGTTCTTGTTGCTAATTGTTGCCCCAATAGAGTTTGCAAGAGTAGTTGCCGCATCACACATCATGAAACGGAAATAAACTTGTGTTCCAACAATGTCGTGAAGTTCATCAGTACCATCTACGTTAGTTGGAATGTAGTTAATTGTAAGCTCTAGGGTTGGAGCATCTGCTTGACCTTGAACCTGAGAAGAAGTCTTTTGACCGTATACTGGTACGTTAACAATATTAGCAGGAGTACCAATTGAAGGAAACTCACGAACTGATTCAATACGAAACAATTCATTTGCATCTACGTCTGTTGTAACAGTACTAAATAATGCTTTATACCCCGCAACGTCTTCGCTTGCAGGAGTAGCATCACCTTTATAGTAGTCCATGTATGTAAAAATACCTGAACCAAGTGCATCAATATGTGCCATGTTTAATCTCCATGTATCTTGAATGGTATAATATAGCTTGCGCTATATAATGATTTGTTTGCTGGGTCTAGCCCTTCCACATTCATATAGGATGTGCCAAGCTCTGTGCCATTAGTCAATTTTTTGCTTTGTAAAACATTATCTAGTATATCAGCTATAGCCATTAATCTAGATTGTCCTTCACCTGCTTTAACAAACATTTTTATAGCTACCATTCCTGACAAATTTTTTTCACCACC